CAAGAGTCTTACTTTATCTTGTTGATCTATTAAATCCGCAAATTCGTAATCCGCAAGAGATACTCTTCTTCTAGCATGCGGAGTGTCGATCTGTGGAGTGTCAGAGTGTCTGCTAGTTTTTAAAACAGCAGTTACTTTCCCGACTTGGTCAAAGAAAGCATTTTTTCCGACAACAGATTCAAGACGAACTTTGTCTCTTAATAACGATCCCATTTGTTGAGACAACATTTGAATGTTAGCAGAATACTGCTGGACAAATGCTGTAGTTATTTGTGATGACATATTAGTCTCCCATTGTTATCATTTATTTAAAACAATCAGAGAAGTTATCCGCCTACGCAGGCATCTCTTGGATTTTAAGTCTTTTAGACTAGAGTCTATTCCTTCTTGCCAGTAAGGTTCTTACGAATTGTCTTACCTATAATCCAATTATAATATTTTTCACAAATTGGCAAGGGGTTTTCTTTTTGATTTATTGAACCAGACTCTACAACTATCCTTAAAACCTCAAGTTTTAACTCTTTGTCATTAAGATGATTACTTGGTTCCACTCAACATCTCCCGTAAAGTATAAACTTGTTGCACAGTTTTATCGTGATTTGGGTGAGATTTATTCCAATAAGGACCAGTTTTATCATTCATTATCTGATCTATTTCTTGTTGAATATCTGTTGATCTATCCATGTTTTCAGCTTCTGTAGAAACTATTTTATCTTCAGATAGTAGATTAGCAATCTTTGCAAAGCCTTTTACTATCTCAGGATGATCTCCTACTCTAGTTCCATCTTTTAGTTCCATTAATAAAACTTCAGCACTTACGTTTGCTTTTGCTAATGATTTAGCTTTTGAAATGTTTGCATCATATTCTCTACCCCACTCTTGTCTCAAAGATTGTTGAGCTTGAGCTTGAGCAGTTTCTGTATCTACTTTAGATTGTTGTATAGAACCTTCAGTAGTATTTTTATAAAAATCAAGAACGCCTTGAGCTTGTTGATTATTTAAACCAAGTTTATGTGCTTGTTCTTGAAAAGACTTAATAGCAGTTTCCTCAAAAGGAATTACATCTGATTTTATATTCAAAGAATATTTATCAGCACTTTCTGGTCTACCCATTTTACTATAAGCATCACTCCATTGATCCTCAGTAAAATTATTATTTGGCACAACCATTTTATCTTGTCCAATCATTTTAGTTGCATTGATATATGACTTTGCAAGTGCATCTATCTCTGTAAATTTTTGTATGTTTGGATCAGTTCTAAACTCTTCTGAAATTGTTTCTTTCCAACTTTTAGCAACAGTTGGTTGCTCTGTTGTGGTAGAAGAGATTGGTGTGTCTGCATTAGCAACAGTTGTTTGTGTTGCTTGTGGTTGTGCTTCTGTAGATGTCTTTTCTACAGGCACAGTTTCTTGTGTTATCTGTTCTTTTGACATTATGTTTCCTTTGATAGCAGCATTTGTTTAATAAATAGAAAGACGCTGCGTTGTCCTTCTAAGTATGCACTTTCATGGCTATCACCTTTTATATTTGTGGTAGTCAAAAAATGGCATCGTTTTTCAAGATCAGACAAAACTCTTTGACCTTCGTCTGTGTTGAATACTGTTTTGTAATCTGTTTTAAGTTGTTTTAGTTTTTTTTCTATTTCTTTTGTGTCCATACTATTCCGCTTCAGCATTTGCTATAGCTCTTGCCTCTTCAGGCAATACTTTAGCAAGCGGTGCTACATCTCCTCCAGCTTTCGCTACTTGTTGTAATTGTTGCATCTGTTGCATTTGTGCTGCTTGTTCTTCTTTAGCTTCACGTTCTGCATTAACTTGAGATTGAAGTTTTAATATTTTTTGTGGAACTCCAACTAAGTCTGCAACATGTTTTACTAAAGCATCAAAGTTTACATAATCAAATACTGGTGCAACATTTGCAAGTGAACCTAATATTTCTATTGCTCTAGTTATTGATGATAGTTCTGTAGATTTTTGTGCTTTAGCTAATGGTGATACATATTCTATTTCTACATCTTGACCTGATAAAAATTCAGGTGCTTGAACAAAATGATTATTTCTAAATAGAATTGCAAAGCATCTATCTATTAAAGGTTTTAATAATTCTGATTGTAGTCTACCAAGAACAGGACCTAACAATCTCATCTTCTCTTCGTTTCTTTGGATAACTTCTGTTGCTGTCATTTGTGGACCTTGTTGCATCATAAGTTGATTTACATAGAACACAGCTCTAATTGCATCTCTTCTTTGTTGCTCCATATTTAAACCAAGAGGATTGTTTGCACCAATATTTAATGGTTCAATTCTATCTCTAGTTCCTGATCTATAAAAATTTAACCCTCCCGGTACAGTTCTAACCGGTAATAAAAAACCATCATCAGGAACAAGTAATGGTGGGTCTACTTGTTTTTGTGCTGCTTTAATTGTTGTCTTTGACATTTCATTTAACATTTTTACATCTGGTAATGCGGTCATCGCAGGTGAACGACCATAAATTTCATGTGATGCTTTTAAATATCTTGGAACTACAAATGGAAATTCTTTGAAACCTGATACTGATAATTCATTTCCATTTTTATATTCTATGTATACAGATTCAAAAGGCATATTCTTTTGATCTCTTTTTGAAGGATCAAAGTCATCTCTTGGATATACTGCATGTAATATTTCAATATCGTTGTATGGATCTTTGTCTACTTGTTTACTTATATCTTGAGATACTGCTGTACCAAATTGTTGTACTGCTGCTCTTGTAGTAATTTTAAATTTTCTAAATACTGTATCTATTCTACCTTTGTTGTTTTCAGTTATAAATATTTCATTAATATGTCTTGTTGAAAATTTTAATAAATCTTCTTGATCCTCTTCTATAAACATAGCTGCCGTACCAAATGTTATAAGGTCATGGTACAATTCAAATATTTCTTGTTGAAAGTTTGATCTATTAAAAGCTGTATACATAACGTCTGTTACACCTTCTAACCAAAGTTTTGCTTCATCATCATTTTGAAAATCTTGATTTTTATATCTTAATGTAAACCAAGGAGTAGAAGGGTTAGTCAACATTCCATGAAGGGATGCTGCTAACAATTCTACAGCTTGTATTGGAGAAGAATCAAAAATTAATTCTGTTCGCTTATCACCTCTTGATCTAGTTTTTGTTACATCAGCTTTTCTTGGTTGCATATAATCTGCAACTTCTTGCCAATGCGTTTCCCAATTTTGTCTACCTGTTTTTAACTTATCAAAACGTGCAAGTAAATTTTTTGTTAAATCTGTTTTTGCCATTTAATATCCTAATAAAGTTTTTCTACCTAAAGTTACTTCTTGTTCAACACCAACTGGTCCACTTAATATAGTTGATGATCTACCTCTAGCTTTTGTTTTTCTTGAGTCATAACCTGTAGGTGAAGGATCAGATTGTGAAACTTCAGCTTTGGTCGGAGTTGGCTTTGGCGGTGGTGGTGGTGGTGTTGGTCTTTTTGGTCTAAATGATCCTCCCATAATTATACTCCAAATGTTGATGATGATTTTGTTTCTTTAGTTTCTTTTACTTTTTTTTTAGTTTCGTTTTCAAATGTTTTATCTGTGCTTGAGTCATCAAAAACTTGTATATCGGAAATAGGAAACTCCTCAAATAATTCTATATGCTCATCCTTTTGTTTTTTGGGTGTAAAAAGTTTTTTAATAAATTTAAACATTATGATCCTAATAAAGTTTTTAATTTTGACTCTTCGCTTTCTTGAACACCTAATGGTGATGTAAGTATTGTTGCCTTTCTACCTCTACGTTTTCTTTCAATTTCAGCTTGTTCTTTTGCTATTCTTTCTTTTTCTGATTCACTTAATTCTGTGCTTGGTGGCTCTGGTGGCGGTTGAACCGGTGGTAACGCTGGCATCTTTGGTGTTAAAAAACTCATAATCTATATAATCCTATAACTATTATCTGCTACACTTTGTGGTGCAACTTGTCTAGTATTTAATTCTTGTAATCCTATTGCTAGATACCTCATGGCATCGCAAGCATGTGAACTCCAATCATGTACCGGCTTTGATCTAAACATTCTATTTTTATCAATATACTTCCGATGGTAATGTCTTAACGCATCTATTAGATTTTTGCAATGGTCAACGTCAATCCAACACCTAGGTAATATCATGCTAGTTGCATGTATACCATCTTCTAATGGTATTTTGGGGACTACTCTGAACCTAATACCTAATTGATAGGCGACCTCTCTTCGGGTCTTACCATTACTAAAATCGGTAACTTCTATATCGTGTGGAGCAAAATGATCTTTATAAACATAATCTTTGTCTTTAATCATTTGTACATAGTGTGGTAATCCTTTGCCTCTTTCCTCATGGTAATCAATAATATTTATAGCTCTTCCTAATTGTTGATAAAATATTATAGCACTATGATCTGATACTCCTAAGTCCCATGCGGTTGATACTGGTAGACTAGGGTCATAAGGAACTCTGCTTATCTGCCTTTTGTTTTCCATTTTTGCTAGTTCATCTGCATAGATTGCACCTTCTATGTTTGCAATCCAATCACATTCAAACTCTTGCAAAAACTTCTTTTCACCCATAACCTCTTTTGCTTTGGTCAACTCTTCTTTATCTACTATCTTTGTTTGGCTAGCCTTTGCTTTGTATTGAAACCAATCTTCAGCTCCTTGAGCATGTTGGTATAAATCATAAAAATTATTATTCATGCCTTGGGGTGTACCTATAAAGACGCAATACCCCTTACGATCACTTAGAGCCGGTCTAATTATTTCAGGAAATAGCTTTTCGGTTACGTTTGCATACTCATCAATTACGCAGCCATCAAGGTATATACCTCTTAAGCTATCCGAGTTCTCGGAGCCTAGCAAGGTGATACGAGAGCCATTTGGTAAATCAACTCTCAGTTCTGTTTCGTTGAACTTTGTGTAAGGTATCTTGGCGGTAAACTGTTTCATGTAGTCCCAAGCAATAGCTTTTGATTGTTTGAATGTTGGCGAAATATAGGCAAACCTAGGATTTTTGTTTTTAGATGTAAGTGCTGATCTTATTAAATGGTTAATCATACACACAGTTTTGCCAAATCTTCTATGACAAACTAAGACGGACCATCTAAATTTAGATATTTGTTTATGTAAGTAAGCCTGATGCCTACGAGGTGTGTAAGGTATTTTAATATCCATAACTAATGGATTGTTTTACTAGGTCTATCTTCAGTAGGTTTATAATCAAATCCTAAACAAAGCATTGCAAATGTAATAAATAAATGCGCAGAGCTTTCATTTGAGAAACCTTGAAACATTAATACTACATCATTTGTTTCTTTTTCTACAAAGCATATTGATTCTAAATCTTGTTTAGTAAATTCATCCATATACTATATTTAGTTTATATTTAAAGGTCTGTCAAAGGGTGGCTGTGTGTAAGGGAGTCCTCGAGTCCCATGTATATATATATATAAAACATAGGCGCATGCTAGGGGTATACCCCCATAATACAAAAGCAAAAACCGCAAAAAGCTACAGCATAAATTAATTATGACTGATAATCTTTTCTTATCACTATACCGGGATGGTAATAAATTAACTTAATAGGTAAGTATTGTTGCCGTTTATATATGCGGGGTTGGCGCATGTCGCTTGTATGTGGAAAATCCAACTTTAATCTTTTAACCAATAACCATAAACGCAACGCTTGCCTTCTCTACTTGGGTCGTAGGTGTCATTAATTACATGATCTATAACACACGTTAAGTGTCTTGATGTGCTTAATATCAATGTGCCTTTTGGTAATTCTTTATCGTTCATGTGGACCTTACAACCAGAACCAATGAACATAGTTGGAACCCAACGCCATTTAATATCTTTTAAATACTTTTTATAAATTTTTTTTGGAACTCCTTTATATGGGGGTTCTTTCATTAATGATTTAAAGTCGTTAAGAATTTTCATGTAATCTTGATTAGTCGCTATTGCGATTGATCTTATTACACAATCTCGTCTTTCTTTAAACTTTGAACCCCCATTATTATACTTAAATTTCATAATTGTTTTAATGTAAATTAAATTTATCAT